TCACACCCGACGAGTCCTGAAGATGAGCACTATGACCACAATCACCAGGACAGCGCCAATGGCGATAACCACCCAGACCCAGAATGGGGTTGCGGGAACTGGGTGCGCCGTAGCTTCGTGCGCTTGGAGTTCCGCCTGAGTGGCAAAGCACAGACCGTCAATTGGATCACAGAACGGACCCTGTGCTGCTGTGGTAAAGGTGCCTATGGCGCTCGTGCTTGAGACAACGCCAGCCTTGTAGGCGGTCACCTGCCAATAGTAGGAGGCACCATAGGATAGGGTCTTGGTGCAGGTGTAGGCCGTGCCGGTCAGCCCGGTCTTGCTTTCGACGGGGCTGGATAAATCAGCGTTGGTCGACAGCACCCAGTTAAACTTATCGGCAGACGCTAACGTGTTCCAGCTGAAGCCCAGATTCTTTATAGCCACGTCTTGGACTCCGGGTACAGGAGCGACCAGGTTGATGACAGCCTGTCCCACACTGGGAGCAATTGTGACCTTCAAGGGTTCAGACCACCAGCTGTGGATTACCTGACAGGTCCCAGCCTGGGTAGCTCTGACCCTCATGTAGTAGACGGTGTCACAGGAAAGCTGTTCTCCCTGCTCTCCTCCCTCGACCAAATAGCTAGTAGGAGTCTTACTGCCTTCGCGAGGAGCTGATATGCTATCCCAAACAGCGGTGAAGTCCTGGTCGAGTGCAAACTGTATTTCATAGTGGCAGGCATCGCACAGGCCGTCCCACGTGATGCCAAACGGTGCATTGTAGCATGAGCAAGGGTCGGCCTTGATGGTCGTGTTGCCGGTAGGCGTTATCACGTTGGGAGCCTTCTTGGCATAGCAGTCCTCGAAGGTCCAGACAGCGCCATCTTCGTGATTGGACATGTCGTAGTCATTCCAGGAGTCAATGGCGAAGAGTTTGCTGTTGCTATCTGGAGTCAGACAGCCGCAAATCTTCAGGGCGTACGGAATCGCCTGGAAGCCTGCTGGGTAATCAAGTCCCACAGTCAGGTAATCCCACTCAACACACGTCGCGCAGACTATGGACTCAGCAGGGTTGAGCGAGCGGGCCACGCCGGTCTGCCAACACGTCCAGGTGTCACAGTCAGGGGTACCAGCGTCGTCACAGTATTCATAGACGAAACTGGCGTAAAGAACGCCGCCGGTGGCAGCGCTGGTGTGGGTATTGCCGTTAATGTTGCTCAGCACCAGGCCGGTGTAGGCGAGGTCATGCTGGGCACCCGTGTCTTCCCAGTCATCGCTTTCGCCAAGGACCCAGCGGTATATGCCGCCGTTGGAGTTGTCGCCGCCCCATGCCTCTATGGCAGCATAGATTATATTATTGGTGTCGAAGTAGGTATCGAAAGCCACAGTGGTGTGGCCCTCAATGGGGGTCTTCGCATCGTTGCCATCCTTATCCTGCAGCAAGGTGAAGGTCTCGCCGCCATCGTCGGAGTAAGAAACTTCACCATCCCACGCGCCGCCGACAAGTATGTAGTCGCCATGAACGGCGATGCTCCAACCCTTAGTATTAAGCTTGCTGTCCACAGCGTCATGCCAGCCCTCGGAATCGTACATGGAAACGTCGCCATCCCAACCCAGGGCATAAAGGGCGATGGTAACATTGCCCGCCCCGCCCGTCGCGGTCAGGTCCACGATGTCGTCTAGCGTGGTGGATGCTATGGAAGTCCAGCAAGCCAGGGTTTCCAGGTCATTCTGGTACACGTTGCCGGTTCCGTAGTCAACCAGATAAACGGTATTGCCGGTCGTTTCACCGGCCGGTAGCCTGAGCAGGCCTGCTTCGTAACCTGATTCAAACCATGTGCCTGTTAGCTCATGGCACCAGGTCCTCAGCCATTGGCCGTTGTACTCTGGAGCCTCGGCCAGGGTTGTAGCCTTGAGCCAGACACTGTCGCAGTTGCAAGGCCCCTTCTCTGTGTTAACGCTGACCAGCATCATCTTGTTGCAGTCAGGGGATACGGCGACATCGGAGAAGTAGTGAATAGAGGTGTCAACCAGGCTGAGCTGGTTCCAGGTATCGCCGCCGTCGAATGTAACCGACCAGGCGCCCTCGTCATAGCTCTGAGACCGCGGGTCACCCTGGAGGGCAACAGCATAAGCCTTGTCCTCATTTACAAAAGATACCGCCATGGCGGCTACCCCGGTGGGCGGCTTGCAAGCCTTCTTCCATCGCTCACAGCAGATATCCATGTTGTGGATGCCCGTGTTGCGATAGACCTGAACGCCCTCGCAGCAGCCTGTAAAAATGTCAAACGGGCCTCCTGGGTAATCGGTTCCGGTGCCAAGCACGCCGGCGATAGCCTCACCTTCGGCGGTGGTACCGTAATAATCTACATTGGTCAGCCAGACGTTGCCGTCCTTGACCTGCTGTACCACGGGGTTGGAGTCGTCATTATCCACCCGCACTATCCTGCTTTTGGCAGCGAAGGGTGGATTAGGGTCATAGTAGTTCACCCAGACCCAGAGAACTCTGGTATCGGTGCTCTTACTGTTGTAGTCCTTGGGCAGGGTCAAGCCGGCTAGTGCTCTGGGGTCCCAGCCAGTAAAGTAGGTTGGCATGTTTACATTGTCTATTATAGACACAGCCGCGATGCCCAGAGTGGACTTCTCGTTCCAGGCCGGGGTTGTTCCCATACTACCGGACTGCAGGGAGACATAGTAGCCACCATCAATGGTGGTAACCAGGAGAGTCTTGTCCGTTGCATAGTTGGGGGAGAATTCCCCTTCGGTGACGATCCACGAGTAGATGTCGTTTGCACCATTACTATCGCCAGTCCATCGGTTGTCCCAGCCACCATAGGCTGTGGCATCTTCCCAGGCGCTGGCGGAATCTCCGGTAACCGTGCAGCGGAAAATCCCTGCGCCGTACGAGGTGTTAGCCTCGCCGAAGATGGCGATGTCCCGCTTGCCGGCCACTTCAGGGGAGACTTCCATGTCGGACACAAGGGTAATGTAAACGCCGTCCTCAACTTCGCCGGCGTCATTGAAGGTCGTGCCGCCGTCAGTGGAGAAAAACACATGCACAGGAGTCATGACGGAGACATTGAGGGTGAGTACGACAGCCACGAAGTTGGCGTCTGCGTCGTCAGTTTCGACTCGCAGCAAGCCAGTTATGGCCTCGTCGGTATCGAGCGCCTTATCTAGGGCATCGTTGAGGTCCGTCCAGGTGGCACCGCTGTCGGTAGACTTCAGTAGCCAGGAGCCGTACGTACCCTGGTTGTCGTTCCACCCATCCACGACAGCGTAGGCTACCTCTCCGTCGGAAGCCAGGGCATAATCGAAGATTGTGGTCTCGGGTGCCAGTACCCAGCCTGCCATAGTCGGAGTAGAGACCTTGTCCCACTCGCTGACGACATTATTAGAATTGGCACTCACCCTCTGGGCGGGTGCCGCTGTAATAAACAGACTAATGGCCAATGCCGCAGCGATGAGTATATACATCGCCCTCACTGGCCACTCTCTTGCTTTAATCATTATTTCCTCCTCTATAGGTATCCAACTTATCTTCACTCTCGCCCGAGGTCGACTACTTCGGGCTTGAGTCATTGGAAACATTTTTTCAGTAAACCTAGTTTTAAGCCTGCCTCATTTCAGGCTGCCCATTTCACCCTCACCTTAGTCCTCTCCCTTCAAGGGCGAGGAAATACGGTAAAGCATCTTGCCCGGGCCAGGCATTGTTCTCTTCCCCTCGGCTCCTCGCAATAGCAATTCGCTTCGGGACTTTGCCATAGGCGTCACCTCCTTTTCATTTTATTAAGTAACGTCATTCTCAGGAACCCCGATTCATCGGAGCTGGCTCAGAATGACAGGCAAATGTCATCTAACAATATTCAATTATTAAAGTTCCAACAAAATCAAATTTCTCGCCAAAAGCCATAATAATAGGCTCAGGCCTACCTAACCTTCTACTTTAAACCTATATATCTATTTTGTCAATAGGAAGATTAAGAAATTTGCCAAAATAGCTTGGTTTTATTATAGCAGCCAGCTTTCTTTTGTCAATATACCTAATATAGCGAGGTATAAGCAGGGCGGGGACAAGCCCCGACCCTGCGAGAAATCCTAAATCTCAATATCTAAATCCTAAACAAATCCTAAGTCCTAATTTCAAAATTCAAAACGCAGGTTTCACGAATCCCCCTTTGTCATTGCGAGGATGACGAAGTCAGCCGAAGCAATCTCAGTGGGGCAGGAGATTGCCACGCTCCGCATTCGCTTCGCTCGCAATGACAATAAAAGTGGGGTGCTCGCAATGACACGGAGTGGTGCCAGGAGAGAGGGCAATATGTTGTCCCCTTTCTCTCGACGGGAGAGGGTTGGGGTGAGGGTGCTGGTAAGGGCGGGAAAGGACAAAACCACCTTGCCCTTTTAGAACAAAGGTGCTAATTTATGCAATGTTAGCAAATCGTTTTGTCATTCTGAACCCTTCGCCTCTTGTCATTCTGAGCGTAGCGAAGAATCCTGAGACCCTTCCCCTTCGTTTCACTCAGGGTCAGGGTGACAAATAGAAAGAAGATTGATATGGCAGAAAAGTTGTTCTGGGATTTATTGCCCGAGGAATTCCCCTACGAAGATAAGGGTTGTGAGCTCTTTTCCTCCTGTCTTAACTGCCCCTTTCCCGATTGCCTTGAGGAAGAGCCCTGGGGGAAGGAGAAGTTCTTAAAGCGCAGGCGAGCCCAGAGGATGCTGGAGTTGAAGCGGGAAGGGAAAAGCGTTAAGGAGATTGCCCGCATATTTGAGGTGAGCCCGAGAACGGTGCAGAGGTGGCTGAAGGCGGTCACCAGTCAGGAGTCGAATCCCCCTCTTAAGATAAGAGGGGTCAGGGGAGTTATGAGGGAACCCACCTGCCCAAATCTATGAGATTCTTCGCGTGCGGCTCAGAATGACATGTCTATTCTGTCATTGCGAGGCTGACTTCGTCAGCCGAAGCAATCTTGTGCAGAGCAGCCAAAGGAGGCTTGAGAGATGAATGAGTTCACCCCATCGCAATTAGCACGCTTAGATACCGAACGCCTCGCCAGTTACCGCACCAACCTCGATTTCTACCAGGGCAGCCAGTGGCCAACCACATCACGCTACCGCCAGCTCGTGTTTAACTACGTCAAGGTTTCAATAGACAAGGTCACCAGCTTTCTTATGCAGGGCCTGAACTTCGCAGCCTACCCGGGCGAGCAGAGCGACCAGGGTAAAACCACAGCAACGAGCGCCGAGCAGATCCTCCGCCAGGTGTATGAGCAAAACAACCTCCAGCAAGCGGACTGGGAGACCGAGATAGACGCCGCGGTACTGGGCGACGGATGCTACAAGGTGACCTGGGACGCCGACGAGAGGCGAGTCAGGGTGACCGCCCCGGACCCGTCGGGCATCTTTGCCTGGTGGCTCGGCGACGACGCCTCCCGAGTCTGGCGAATAGCTTCCAGATACACCCTTACCCAGGACGAACTAGCCATCCTTTACGGCCAGACCATCGACAAGAAGCAGGCCACTATCACCGAGCTCTGGACGGCCAAGACCTTCGACCTTTACCTGGACAATGACCTTATGGAGTCCAAGCCCAACCCCTACGGCTTTATCCCGTTTGTTATCTTCCCTAACCTCAGAGAGCCCAAGAAGTTTTGGGGAACATCGGATATCCCATCGCTTATCCAGCCTCAGAGGGAGCTTAACCGAGCCTTGAGTCAGCTCTCCCGTATCCTTGAGCTCTCAGGAAATCCCATCGCCGTCCTTGAGAACGTCGGCTCGGCCGAGGACATCAAAGTCCAGCCGGGCGCCGTGTGGACGATCCCCGAGGACGCTAAGGCTTATCTTTTAGATTTACTCCAGGGAGGCGGAATCCGATTGCATATAGACTACATCGACCTGGTTTACCGCACCCTGCACGATATATCGGAGGCGCCCCGGGCCGCCTGGGGAGGAGGCGAGAAAGACCTCTCCGGGACAGCCATGGCCATCGAGCTGGGGAGCCTGGTCCAGAAAGTCACCCGGAAACGCACCATCAGGACCAACGCCTACCATCGCCGCAACGCTATGATCCTAAGTCTTGCCGAGAAATACCTGGGCCAGAACTTTGAGGGCATCACTCACAGAGTAGTGTGGGGGCCCATCTTACCGCAGGATATAGCACGCCAGGCCCAGAACGAGCAGCTCTTAGTCCAGGCAGGAGTCCACAGCCGAAGGACGGCCATGGACGAGCTCGGGATCCAGGACCCCGACGAGGAGTTTAACCGTTGGCTGGAGGAGAGAGAGAGGATCCTGGAAATGAATAAGGAGTTTAGGACACAGTCCACACGTGGCGGGCCGAGAGAGAGAGCAGTCGCCGCAGAAATGGAAGTGCCTGAGTAATAACTCAAAAGGAGTAACTTATGGACGAAATTGAACAGCCACAAGGACCGAAGAAACCCGAGGGGGCCCCTGAGAAACCAGAGGCCAACCCTAATGGTGCCCCTACCCTGGACGACTTACAGGTCATCAGGGCCGAACTCGACGAGGAGAAGAAGGCGAAAGCCGCCATCGAGGCAGTCCTCACCGACAAGGGCAAACGCATCACTGAGCTCGAAGCCTCCCTGAATGTAGTCTCCCAGGCCAGCGAAGCGGCTGCCGCCGAGCTGGGCCACACTAAGGAAGCCTACACCAAAGCCGTCGGCAAATACCTCGAGGCCACCAGGGCCGCCAACCCTACCCTCCCTGGCGACGTCATCGTCGGCGCCACTATCGAGGAGATAGACGCCTCCGTCGCCAAGGCCTTATCCATCGCCACCGCCGTCAAGGCCACCCTCGAGACTCAGGCCAGAGAGACCAAAGTCCCGGCCGGAGCACCCACCAGGGGCGGCATATCCTCTGAGGGACTTTCCCCCAGGGAGAAGATCGCCGCTGGAATTCAACAAAAAGGAGGAACTAGCTAACCATGTCCATATCATTAGTAGAAGCATCAAAACTCTCGACCGATATCCTGCTTAAAGGAATCATCGAGACAGTAATCAAGGACAGCCCCATCCTGGAAAAGCTGCCCTTCATTCAGATTATCGGTAATAGTCTGAAATACACCAGGGAGAAGGCACTCCCCGGTGCTGGATGGTATGCCCCGGTATCGGGCACCTGGACTCAGTCCGAACCCACCTTCGAGCAGTGCTCAGCCACCCTCTGCGTCCTCGGCGGAGACGCCGACGTCGACAACTTCCTTAAGGCCACCCGGAGTAACGTCCAGGACCTTGAGGCGGCCGTCATTGAGCAGAAGGCTAAGGCCATAAGGCACGAATTCGAGAACGCCTTCCTTAACGCCGACGGCACCAGCGACCAGCCCACCGGTCTGTATACCATTCTTGCAGGCACAGCCTGGATAGCTTCCACCGTTTACGCCCTGGGAGCCATCGTTGTCCCCATCCTCGGCTTGCAGAATGGCTTCCGGTACGAATGTACCACCGCCGGCACCTCGACCACCTCCCAGCCCACCTGGCCCACCGTAGAGGGCGCCACTGTGACTGATGGAACCGTTACCTGGACATGCCGACTCGGGAGCTACCTCGGCTCAGGAGTCAACGGAGCTACCCTTTCCTTGGCCAGCATGGACAAGCTCATCGACCTGGTGAGAGGCGGCAAGCCCGATTTGCTCTTAATGAGCCGAAGAAGCCGCAGGAAGATCATCAACCTGGCCAGGGCCGCCGGCACCAACCTCTTAATCGGACAGGGGGAGCTCGGCCACGTCGTTGAGTATTTCAACGGCATCCCGGTGGCCATCTCCGACTGGGTTAAGGACAACTACACCGTGGGCACGTCCTCGGATTGCTCGGCAATCTTCGCCTTCCAGATGGGAGAGGGCGCCGTCTGCGGTCTCTCCAGCCCCGAGATGATTCAGGTCGAGCGTCTCGGCTCTTTGGAGACTAAGGACGCTTCACGTACCAGGGTTAAGTGGTATGTCTCACTGGCCAGCTTTTCCGTCGTTAAGGCCGGCATGCTGACAGGAGTAAGAGACTAATGACCATGCCAGGGTCTACCTCATTCCCTGGCGAAACCTTTCTTTCCCCTTTTATTACTGAGGTGGGAGGGGGACGGTCGAACCCCCTCCCCATCCTCGACTTGCGAGGTGAACAATGAACCTAACAGAAATGAGAGCCCGGGTCCGTGAGGACTTACAGGACAGCGACAGCCAGAACTACCGCTGGACGAACGACGAAGTGGACGGCGCTATTGACAGGGTAGTTATGGAGTATTCCCTCCATGCCCCCATAGAGCAGCAGGCCGATATCGCCACCACCGACGGAAATACGGAGGTTGACCTTTCCTCCCTTTCAGGACTTCTTAGAGTCGACTCCGTCGAGTTTCCCATCGGGAAAGCCCCGAAGTACCTGCAGAGGTTCGAGCTGTGGACTGGCCACGTTTACATGGAGGACGAGGGAGACGGCAGCAACGCCCGTGTCCGCTGGCTTAAGAAGCACACCCTGAGCACCACTTCGACCATCCCCGCGGAGCATGAAGAAATCATCGTCCTGGGCGCCACCGGTTACCTGGCCATGTCGGCAGCCGCTTATACCGTGGACAGGGCTACCATCGCTGGCCACTACGGCACCATCAGCTACAAGGCGTGGGGTAAAGACCGCCTTGACCGCTACGACAAAAAGCTCAAAGAGATTGCCCGGGCAAACCGGGTAATCGGAAGGACGCTCTTTACCCAGGATGACTGATGCAAAGTGATGCAAACTGATGAGGTTTAATGCTTGAGAACCGAAGGAGAGACCAATGAGTAAACTAACAGACGCACTTAAAAGGGAGAAAACCAAAGAGGGCCTACCCAAGGAAGCCTTTGCCATCGTTGGCGACCCCCAGGCTCCTGAGACCTGGAAGCTCCCCCATCATACCAGGGAAATCGAGCGAGCTCTTAAGGGCCGACTCGATATCGAGAAGACTGTGGACTGGGACCGCATGCCCGCAGCCGTGGCCGCCCTATCAAGAGGTGGTTACCGGGGGGAGAGAGTCCAGGCGCCAGCTGAGGACATCATCAAGGCCGCCCGTCACCTGGCCAACCATTACGAAAAGGCAGGCAAGTCCGTCCCCGACACCCTGGGGGTTCTAGTCTAGTAAAAGGGGCAGAGAAAGAAGCCTTTGAGTGTAAAAGGACACGGAAAAAGGAGAACAGGGGCTTTCCTGAGCCTCTCAGGGCCTCTCCATTGTCATTGCGAGCGAAGCGAAGAATCTCGAAGGATAAGGAGTGAGTATGTCAGAGCAACAGAACAAGTCTAGCCCGACCCTGGTGGAGGTCTTCACCGAGTTATTCCGAGCCGTCGCCCGGCCTGCCGTCACCATCATCTTTGCCGCCGTCATTGCCCAGGTTGTTATTGAGAGAATCGACGCCCCCGAGTGGTTCCTTGCCCTGGCCATCCCTTGCATTACATGGTGGTTTGCCGAGCGGACAATAACGCATATCAAAGAGAAGAAGGAACAGAGCTAATGGAGTTCTTGAAAGGCATCAGGCCCTCAACCTTCCTTGACTGCTACCAGGAATGGCACGCCTTCGTCGAAGGCTTCTGCGAGGTACTTTGCCCCTGGCCAGCCAGGTACCAGCTCTCAGAAGAATTGCTAAACGACTTGAAGGGGGATCATCACTACTACATGTTCGGCCGGGCCATCGGCGTCATCGCCTGGCTTATCATCGCTAAAATCATCCAGGAGGTGTTCTTTGGCTAAATCAGGACTTAAGCACATAGACGTCGGAGCAGAGCTCACCAAGACGGAATGGGAGAGCGAGGACAGCCACGAGGTCGTACACGGCACAAGCTTCCCCGCCTCACCTGTCGAGCGCCAGCTCTTTTATCGGGACGACGAGCACAAGTGGTATATCTACAGCGGCTCAGCCTGGGTCTGGCTTGGCGGCGGTGGCGGCGGCGTCACAGACCACGGCGAGCTCACAGGATTGGGAGACGACGACCACCCCCAATATATCAAACATTCCTTAGCCACTGCCGTTAGCGACTTCCTTGTAGCTTCCGGCGCTGGTGTATTTGTCAAGAAGACATTGGCTGAAGTTAAAACCCTGCTTAATTGGGCCGCCGATATTGCTACTCATGCTGGATTGACCACAGGCGTCCACAGTTTTGATAAGTCTTGCCGGCTAAATAACAGTGCAGCGCAAAGTATTCCTAATACTACATGGACAAATTTAACTTTTGACCATGAAGAATATGATACCGATGGAATGCACAGCTTAGTCACAAATACTGACCGCATTACCTGTGTAACCGCAGGCAAATATCTTGTACTCGGTTTTGTATACTTCGCTGCCAACGCAACTGGTAACAGACAATTACTACTATTAAAGAATGGAGGTTCAACAGAAATCTTTAGCTTTGAGGGCAATCCTACTGCTAGTTCGGGCTGCTTGACTAATGTGTATTGTATTATTGAATTGGCAGTTGGCGACTATCTACAGCTACAAGCCTATCAAAATTCTGGAGGTGCATTAAATTCACTTAGTGGCCATCCAACATATCCACAATTTACTGTGGGTAGAATGCCATGAGAACCCTCACCGCCACTCTACTCGCCGCCCAGAAGAAGCCTCACCGCCTCCCCTACGTCGAGGCTAAAGTCTACGACTACGAGGCCGGCATCAAGAGGCTATCCTGGACAAGAGTTTACGAAGGCTCCGAGCCCGACAACCATCATGGCATCGCCTTCGACGGCCAGGGCAGCATGCACCGCATCCGTAGTGGAGGGTCTAGTACCCTCCTGTATCAGAAGCAGACGCTTCCCTTCGGCGTCCCGGCTTCCTTCCCCCTTATCTTCCCCGTCTCCCTGGTCGACGGTCCAGCCCTTGACCAATGGACGCAAATCGCCAGCGACTGCTATGGTCCCTGTGCTATCGCCGCCTACGGCGCTAAAGTTTACATCTTCTACCGCACCACCGCCAACGTCCTCTGGAAGTATTATAGCCATGACTACGGCCAGTCCTGGAATAACTCTCAGCTCATAGCCATTGCCGACGTCCTCTCTATGGCCGCTTCCTGGAAGGGCACAACCAGCGCTGTGGTTTGTTTTGCCGCCACCTCCATCAAAATCAGTGCCGTTGTCCTGGACACCGACACCCAGGCCGCCACCGAGTATTACTACAATCACGCCCTGGACACCACCTACGGCATTGGGGCAACCTTTCGGGACGGCGAGTTCCCCATCATCCTGGCGGCTAAGGACACCGACTCCGGAACGGGAATCGTGGCCTACTCCCTCTATCGAACCCGCCTCAGTGCCACTAACAACTTCCTGGCCCTCCGTGTATTACTCAGTGCTCACGATGACGTCAGCACCCTATTCAGATATCCCGACTGTCACTCCCCCGCCTCTCCCTACGACCATGAATCCCTCCAGCTCACCGCCGTCGAGAGCTACACGGGCGTCACCGCCTACGACCGCCCCCTACTAGCCCATCTCGTAAAGGACACCGACTGGAGCAGTGCCGTCATCACCGAGCCTAAGTTCTTCCTGGACGTGAGCTCGCTTTACGGCGTGCGGCTAATGACCGACAGCTCCTATTGGTGGCTGTCTAAGCCCGACGGAGTCTGGAGAGCCCCCCGCCCCGCCGAACCGCCCCTCGACTTGACACCATACTTGCAGCAGCTCCGCCAGGTCATCGGGCATCAGAAGCCAGGTTATCTTACTATCGCCCTGGACAACTCCAAGGGATACTTCGCTTCACCAGGAGAGGGGGCGCTCGCTTCGCTTCGCTTCCGCTCCGAAATCGCTTTGAAGCTCGGCTACAAGACCACCGCGGGCATTGAAACCGTCGCCAACCTCAACTACTGGGTAGATTCCTGGCAGTACACCTCTGAGCCCAACCGGTCCGTGTTTACCATTCGATGTATCGACCTGTGGGGCCTCGCCTCCACCTGGTCAGCCAGGTACTCTCTCCGCTGGAATTACACAGCCTTTCAGCCGTGCCGGGTCTGGGAGATCCTCTATCAACTACTGGGAAGGTTCGGCATTCGACTGTGGAACAATGGCAGTGTCCCCCAGAGCGACCCCATGAACAACTACTACCCCAAGTTCCTGTCAAGGGGGGGCACCAACGCCGCCACCCAACTCAGACGCTTGCTTGACTTCGTTACCGACGGCCTGGTCCCCCGGGAGGCGCTTTGCTTCGCTAAAGACCTACTGGCTAACGAGGCTCCCGGCTATGAGTACAAGAACCAGCCAGGCTTTCACCCCATCCTCCAGGGCACTTATCCCGACAACCTCACCACCACCCACACCCAGGTCAGCGGAGACACCGAGGCGACGCCCCCCGTCCACGTCCGAGCGGCAGCTTTCGACTGGCCACTCCTCGCCCTTGGTATTGATAACCTGGCCATGCAATATGACCCTAACCTGGAAGAAGCAGACCAGGCCCAAAAGAGAGCCGACGCCCTCCTCAGAACTCAACAAACTCAACAAACTCCAGCAACTCTTATCATCCCCACCAACGTCGGCCAGGAGCTCTATGACGTCGTTAAGGTCACCGACACCAGGGTTGGCCTTGTAGACAAGAACTTCCGAGTCCTGGCGATCCAAACCGACTATAGCCGCCGCAATACCCGATACGAGCAGACGCTCACCTTGGGGGCGCCGTGA